TAAATTTAGTGATGAATGTTCTGTTGAACCTTCAAATGTGTCAACACAATAAACTTTCACATTTTCTTTGTTTGCGTTTACTAATGCTGTTGCTAAATAGTGAGTTGATCTACCCAGGAAAGATCCAATCTCTACGATCTTGCCATCATCGGCAATTTCATCAACGATCATGTCGTAAGTTTCAGTGTAATTACACCACCCTGGTATTTTAAAATAGGTGTGTTTCATAATTAAGTCCTTATTTGGTTATCTTAATTATTTGTATCTTTTTATAAGTATTTTTCAAGCCTTGTGAAACAGGTCCTTTTTTAGGAGGGATTGTTTTCGTCAGTCTCTTTGGTTTCTTTTGCATTTAAACACTCCACACATTCGCAAATCGCACACTCACACATACAAGTTTGATTTGCATGACAAATACAATCGCATTTACGACAACGATCTAACATTTTACTTTTGTTAGGACAGTCGTCAGCACAATCGCATCCTTGACACATTATTTTGTAAGTTTTTTAACTTTTTCAAACGATCTTATGCCCGCCATACCTAAAAGAGCCATGACTAAAGGCATTAAGACACCCATATCTAATGCAGGTAAAGGATCATGTTCTATACTGAAGGCAGCAAGAATAAACATAATAAACTGTTTGGCTACATATTCCCAAAATATGGCTAAAGCACAACTCATACCAATTAAAGGTCTCCAAGATCGTTGCATAATACCACCAATACCTGTAGCAGTAGACTGAGCATCGGCTAAATTAATATCCATTTGCTTAGAATTAATTTCATTTTCTAATTCTTGAAGTTTTATTCTAATTTGACCCTTTTCTTCCTCAGAAGTATGCACAGAATCAATTACTTTTCCTACAGTATCAACTAAAGATCCACCTAGAAGCTTAGATAACATTATTTTTTCTCTGCTCCTTTAATTTTTCCTTTATTAATGCTTGCGTAAAACACTTTTTCGCCTTTTTTGGCTCCATAAGTCTTGGACATAGACTTTTTTATCTTTTTACCCTTCTTGGTTAGAGGCATTATTTCTCTCCCGAGCCACATTGGCTCTTAATTCAGCTAAATCATAATCTTTTTGTAGTTTTTGTGAATCAAAAGTCTGTTTATAACCAAATTGAGCTTCCTTTAAATCTTGATTTAGACTTTTAAACTGTGCCGCAGTCTCTTGTTCAGCTTGTCTTAGTGCTAATTCTTGTTGTTTGAGCATTACAAGAGGGTCCATATTTTGATCTTGCATTGATTCTTGCTCTTCAATCACCATTTGTTCGGTAATTTTAACAATTTCATTATCAATAGCTGTGGCTCTTTGCATTTGTAATGCTTGTAAGGCTTGTGGTGGTACCTGATCACCATATTGTTGACGTAATTTTTCTGCTTCTTCTACCATTGCTTGATCAACAGTTTGTGTAGCAAGTAAAGATACGTGCTGATTGATGTGAGAAACTAGATTCATCACTGCCATAGGGTTAGCTTTGACTAAAGCAGAGGTCATAAAAGTTCTATGTGCTTTAATATGCAGTTCATGATTCTGTTGTGGGAATGCTTGTAAAGGTGCTCCTCGTAAAACAACACTATGTTCCATCGCTGGATCTTGTGGTTGAGGTGGTTGTGGAAGAGGTAATATCTGTTCAATGTCTTTAACACCTAAAGCAATATACATTCTTCGATAAGCTTCTCTTAAATTGTGCATTTGAGGATTGCTTTGAGCAAGTTGTAATTGATTTTGTGCTAGTGTCACTCTTTGTGACATAGAGAAAATGTTTGGATCGGATACAGGTAGAATGTCAATGTTATCATCAAAGTCCATTGCTTTGATTTGTCTTGGTCCACCTTGAACATTGAAAGGATAAACAGGTGGCAACGCCATCTTGAAAATCTTAGCTAGTAATTCAAATTCTTTTTTCTGTGCGTAGTGTAATCTTTTGTGAACAGCAGACATCACTTTGGTGCCACGCTCCATTAAAGCCATGGTTGTACCAACAGGAGTTTGTGAACTACCTATTTCAGATAATTGCATATCAGCCACAGTTGCAAATTGTTTTGCAGCATCTACACAAAAACCTAAAAGTTGCATGAGAACAGCATCAGGTCCTTTGTAAGGTAGAGGCATTAATGCTTCACGGATAACTCCATTCGGTGCATCGACATCTCTAAACTCTCCTGGTTGTAATGGTTGAGCTTCATCACGAATTCTAAATCCTCGTGATTTAAAACCAGCCGGTAAATTAGATAAAGTACCCGCATCTAAAAGTTGACGTAAAGCAGAAGTAGCGGTTCTTGTTAAACCACCAATCATATGAATTAAACCAAAGCCATAAAAACCTAGACCCGGTAAAAACTTGTAATGAACAAAATAATCATTCTTTCTTTTTAAAGGATCACCTTCATTATAGTTTCGATAAATTGATAAAACTTTATTTGACCCTTTGTCGATTGTTACAACGTAAGGTAATTTAATTCCACTAGGCTCACCATTTCTAGGATTAATATCTTCAAAACCTTCTAGGTCTAAATCCACATGCATTTCGAATAGCTCAGCCATGTCGTCCATTCGATAATTGGTTGGATTCGTTCCGTCAATACGATCTATTTTTTCTTGAATATCATCTTGACCATCACCATCGTAAGGTTTTAAAGGAATATCTCGATAGAATCCTGAAACTTGTTTTTTGCGAAGGTCATTCATTGACATCTTCACAATTTGTGTAATGCGATCACAACTATCTAAATCAGACGCACCATACGGTACAACAACATCTTCGGCAGGGATAAATTTAGAAGTTGCTCTTTGTAAATTTTCATCAAAGTAAACTTTTTTAAAAGCACTACCGGAAAGAGGAAGTTGAAACAACAATTGGTCCATCTCTGGATTGTAGTCTTCCATGACATGAGTAATCTCATAGTTCATGTATTCTTTCACACGTTCGGCTGCCTGTTGTAATTGTTCATTCACAGCACCAACAACTTGTGTTCGAACAGGACCATCACTCGGTAAAAGTTCAACATAAGCCATGGCTTGAAACTGTGTAACCGCTTGAGCTAAAACAGGATGATGAACACTTGCAGCACCTCTAAAAGGTCTTGTGCGTTCTTCATATTTAAAACCTAATAAGTCTAAACCTTTGGTGTAAGACTGTTCCCAATCTTCTCTTGAGTCACGATCATTTTCTACTTTTTCCATTAACTCATTAGAGAGAGAACCTAAATAACCTTCGTCTAAAATTTCTGCTAAGTTTGCATTAAAACCTGAAGCGGTAGGTATTTCTTCTTCACCAACAATCGCAGAACCATCTTCAATAATTTCTACATTGGGTTCGCCATTTACTTCAAGGTCAACAGTGGTGCCAACCTCTTCTACTTGAACATCGTCTTCTGCACGTCCTCCCGCTTCTGGATTGGGTTCACGTGCTAAATAAGGAGTGTCCTGTATGCTATCGTATTTATCTACCATATTCGCCAAATATATCTGTTATAGAAACTAAACTATCTTTATCAATACTTCCACCAGATTTTTTCTTAAACATAAACATCGGTCCTTTGGCTTTATCAGAATCTAAGGTGATTGTAAACATTTGTACTTCTTGAGGGTTATATTCTTCAATTAAAACTTGAGCAGCATTTCGATCATCTCCAGGGCCTAAAGGTACAAGTTCAAAATCTTCAAAATCAATAGTTCCGCCTGTATCCGTTGTTTCCGTTATAGTCTTTGGTTGGACGTAATAATCCATGGTTTGTCCTGGTGCTATCTCTCTTGAATAAATTACTTGATTAGCTCCTAAACTATTTGCATTTCTTTTTAATTGTTCATTAATAAACATTTGTGCTTCTTCAGGCTCTAAACCTTGAGCTAGTTGATCTTGTTTCATAAACTCATATTCACCATCCACATTTGTTTTATAGTAAGTCAATCCTCGATCAGAGGCATCAGGATTTAAAACAGTTTCTACTTTTGCATCACCACCATATTTCTTCGCAATATTTTTCATTTGTTGAATGGCTACTTTGCCATATAAGTCTCTAAACTTTTTACCTGCATCACTATCAGGACTTTTTCCCCAACGCTGATTAACCAAATCAGGAGGATAAACAGCCACTTTATTAATTCCTCTTGCTTGAGCATCTTTGATGGTTGATTTAATTAATAAGTCAACATAGTCCGCTTGTTTATTAAAAGGAATCGGTGGAAATAATTCTAAATTTTTTAAACTCATATATCGAGCACCTGTTTCTAGGTCTCGAACATTGGGATCCGTTCCATATTGAAGTAATGACTCTGTTTCGCTTGTTCCCGGCACTTGGACATTTTTCAACATTTCTTCTAATTCGCTGGAACGATTTAAATCTAAAAGACCATCTAAAACTTTTTGTTGCTGTTGAGAAATGTCTTGAATTCTAAAAGGAGTCTCGGGTTTACTTTGTTGAAGATCCGAAGCTAAAATCTCATCAATATTTTTTTGTAAGTCCATCATTTGTTTTTGATAATCAGGAATACTTGAT